TATGTGAACAGTATATGTGCATATTTCCCCAAGTAATAAAAGATATATAGGAATAACATCAAGAGTTCCTGAAAAAAGATGAGGACATAAAGGTAACAACTATAGAAAAACAGGTCATCATAAATATTTTGTTGCTGCTATAGATAAATACGGTTGAGATAATTTTAAACACGAAATAATACTTACTGATCGTAGTGAATCAGAAGCGAAATATGCAGAAAAATACTTGATCGCATGATATAAAACACATGATGGATGTTACAATTTAACAAATGGTGGAGATGGCACTTGTGGTTTTTCTAAAAAACCTTGAAATAAAGGTGTTTCATGTACAGATGAAACAAAGGCCAAGATATCTAAAGCAAATCGTGGAAAACATGGTTTTTGAAAAGGAAAAACTTTGCCTGAAGAAACAAGAAATAAAATATCTAAAACAAGATTAGAAAAAGGAATAAAAGTAAATTCAGAATGATCTAAGAAAAAGGTTAATCTTTATAGCGACGCTATTTTAATAAGTACTTTTGATTCTATTAAAATGGCAGCTGATTTCTTACAAGTTTCTTCATCATATGTTTGTAATTGTCTAAAGAAAAATCGTTTGTGTAAAAAATATAGATTAGAATATGCTTAAATATACAAATGCTAAAGTAGTATTCGCTGAAGTGCCTGATGAGATCTCATTAGCAATAGAAATTTCCAATTGCCCCATACATTGCCCTGGATGTCATAGTCCAGAGCTATGGGGTGATATCGGTAATGAATTAACAAAAAGTACTTTAGAAGATTTAATTACTTCTAATAGAGGTATTACATGTGTTGCTTTCATGGGAGGTGATGCTGAACCCATAGAAGTAAACAATCTTTCAAAGTGGGTTCATGAACATTATGATAATTCTATAAGAACGTGTTGGTATTCTGGAATGGATGAGTATCCTAGATTTACACCAGATTTTGATTATGTTAAAATCGGCGCATATCGTGAAGAGGATGGTCCAATTAATGTAAGAACAACCAATCAGAAAATGGTTAAGATACATCATGATCCAGAAAGATGGTATATGGAAGACATAACTTATAAATTTTGGAAATAATGGATGTTATTATTGGATTGGGAATAATGTGTTTTACATGATTTATTATTTGACTTTGTGTTAAAATTAATAAATATACTTCCTTTAATCAATCAGGTAAAAATCAAAGATATGATTCAGAAAGTTCTTATGAAGTTAAGCATAAGAATAATTTAAATAATGATGAATGTGAAATTGATCGTATATATTCTGAACTATATCCAAAAAATAATTATTCTGATTTATTAAAGCAACCAGAATGGCAGGAAAAACGTAAGGAGATTTTAAAAAGAGATAATTACAAATGTTGCTATTGCGGAAGTACTGATAAGTTATGTGTCCATCATAAGTATTATCTTCA